GGATTGTAAATCACAAACGATCATCAATGTTCCTACCTTTATGTACTGAAGGCACATCACTGAACTAACTGTTCAATTTAGACCCGTTTGCCCTAGGCCAGAAGGTAGAAAGCCTTTCGAAAATAGAAGGGAATTTTTATATTCGCACACTGGATCTTTTAATTTCGATTCGTGAGCGAAGTCACTGTGAAAAGCAGGTCAATTGAAGGGAATTTGGCGATAAAAGAAAAACTGCGCCGCCACTCCGTCGCCATTTCGTCGCCACTTTGCTATTTTCGTGCAGTTTAAAACCATGAAAAAAGCCACCCAAAAGGTGGCTTCTTCGTATCCTAACTTACTGTTTACCAGTAAGTTTTTATTTGGTGCCCAGGGCGGGACTTGAACCCGCACAGCCTTACAGCCGAGGGATTTTAAATCGTTGTTATTTTCAATAAAATCAAAACGTTAAATCACTTACTCCTAATATAAATCACTGTTAACACTCTTAAAAACCAAACGATTACATGTAATTGCCATTGATAATTAGGAATAAATAGAGCATAAAATGAACATTGAACCTTGCTTATTGCTAATCATTTCTATGTGTTTTCTAATCGAAGAAGATGAGATACCACCTCTACAACGCAACAGTTCGCCAACTACATTGACAGAATATCCAGCATCACATGGTGAAAGAAAAGCGAGAGATCATAGATGTGCTAGGAAGTAAACTGCTGGCGTTTTTGCAAGCAGATTATAATTGTGGAGATGAAGAATTAGGAAAAGTATGCTAATATTATTTTTATTTTACTATTAAACAATATTAATTATGAAATTAATGAGCCACACTTTTTACAAGTATATTTTAACAATTGTTACAACATTGGGCTTATCTTATCTACTGAATTTTTTTATCTTTCAAAAAGATTCCAGTATACCTCACATATCAACTTTTGCATTGCTCTTATCAATTTTTCTGTTAATTAAGGGAAACAATAAAATTTTGTTCAGCACTGGTAGTACGCTACTTTTCTTTCTTATCATCCAAATAAATTACTCTCTTTTTTTCGGTGAAAGAATATCTGTATCAGTTTTAGATTCATTTGTTGAGACGAATAAAAAAGAATCATTATCTATGGCCAGGCATTTATTTTTTATAATGTTATTGCCGTCTTTAGTAGTTACAATAATTTTATTTTTTCTAATAAGAAAAAAAGCAAAAAACATTCAATATCATATAGTATTTAAAGTATCACCTATTTTTATTTTTCTTATCACATTTTGTCTTAGCACCTCTGCTGTCGACAAACAATTATTATCAGACATAAGAGAGGATGATAAAACAGTTGGTCGATTTATAAGAGATAGATACCCTGCTGTTATTGGGGATTTTGCTTATTTATACATTTCAAGCCATTCAAATGATAAATATGCAAACATTAATAAGATAAATGAACTTAACAAATCAATAATAGGAAGGAATAAGCCTGGAGTTAATACTGTTATTTTAATAATGGGGGAATCATCACTATCAACCCATTATAGTGCATATGGATATAAATTAAACACAACCCCAAACATGGATCGTATATTTTCTTCTAATGGAGGTTGTATAATTAAAGATGCACATTCTAGCGCACCAATAACAAGAAACTCTGTCTCTATGTCTCTTGCATTTCATACACCTGAAAGTGAAGAGAACTTATTTAAAAATAAATCAATAATAGAAATGGCCAAATCAAATGGCTACAAGACTTATTGGCTAGGCTCGCAAGATCTGGATGGACTTCATTCATCTAAATACGGGTTTATCGCAAAAAAATCTGATATAATAAAATTTACAAACTTTAAAGACAATAACCTCAGCACTCTATTACATAACGTTCTTTCAGATAACGAAGAAAAAAAATTTATTGTAATTCACTTACATGGTAGCCATATGCCTTATAATAATTACGATAATGATGACAAGTTAGCACTACCTAGTGCTGATAAATATGACTTAACTATCCACCATACAGATAGAGTTATAAATAATATATTTGACGTCATTAATAAAAACAACATTAACTACTCTGTGATATATACATCTGATCATGGAGAAATAATTAATAAAGGACATGGTTATCAAAAAGGCAGAGATCAATACCTCGTGCCTTTCATGTACAAATCAAATGATAGCCAATATAATTGCCAATTTATAGAATCATTCCGAAATAAAGATGGTTACTTAAGTGGGCTAATGAATAAATACATATTATCAGAACTTATAGGATACGATATTGAACCATCAATTCTTAACAGAGAAAAAAATAATGATAGAGTGTTAACAGCAGATGAATCTGTTTTGCCATTTTCACAAATAGAGTAAGCTAACATATTACGACCACTTGGTCTGTGTGGTCGTAAGTTATTCCTATTTTGACAATACCACTTCGACCATTATTTGTGATCCATCTTGCCATCTCAATGTCGAAGGTGGGATAAATTCAATTCTACCCCACCATCCCGCGGGCCATTGTGTAATAAACACTCTCCGATTAACAGGTACTTCTAATGGCATCCACAGATCATTATCAAGCTTAATATACACTAAACAACCGGCTATATTTTCAGTACATACCATATCTCCGCTGTCTTGTACCCAACCATACCAAACAGTTTTTTCTTGAGTTCTACGAGTACCAGTATCTTTTTGTAGATACCTACCATCGCTCTCTCCTTTGGTATAGCTTTCTCCCCTCAATGCATAATTACCAACAGGTTGGTAGTTCCCACTCGGTTGATACTTACTATCTGACTCCCTTTTTGTGTAACTTTCTCCACGCACTGCGTAATTGCCTGCAGGCTGGTAGTTTCCTTTAGATTGATACTTCGAATCTGATTCCGATTTAGTATAACTTTCACCTTTCAAGGAATAGTTACCAGCGGGGGCATAATTGCCTTTCGGTTGATAGCGGTTGTTACTTTCGTCTTTTGAATAACTATACCCGTCAGTCAGATAATTCCCTACAGGTTGATACTTAGCATCGGATTCAGATTTAGTATAACTCTCACCTTTCAACGCATAATTCCCAGCAAGAGCGTAGTTGCCTTTTGGTTGAAAGAGTTGATTAGATTCCTCTTTGCTGTAGGCATCCACCTCTCCAGCTGTCAGATCAGCTTTTAGTTCTACCCAAGATATACCCGTCTCTGGCTCTTCTCTGTTATTCTCAAGGCGCGACTGCCAGATTTTTTTATTGTGATAAACCAACACCCGCATGGGATAAGGCTGTGCATCACTGTTCCATTGAGCAGTGCCAAAGGTCTGCATTTCCCCCACTGCTTCGGTGATATCGTGGAAAATCCCGTTCATCTTTTCACGTTCAATATTCATTGCGGTAGGATCTTCATTTGGATCAAGTCCATATCCACTACCATAACCTTTTGCATAGGAAACAGCGCCATCAGCTTGAACTTCATCAGGAATAGAAAATCTATCTCCCTGCGCTGCAAAGGGAACTTTAAATGTTTTTGTCATGGTATTAGGCTCCGAAGTGGCTGTTGAAGAAATTGGCATGTGAATAGCCAAAGCCAAAGATATTACTGACACCGCTTTCAGCTCGGCTTAGCGTGGCAGTTTGTTTTTCCCTGATTGGGATATCAGGAAACACATTATCTTTTTTCGGTGCCTTATCAGGTTTGCTATCTTGAGTATTCATATTTAACCCTCATTTAATCAACAAAGTACATTGCTAAATAATATGAAGGCGGTTGGTCATCTCCGCCTATAAACATCAGTAATTCGGTTTATCAATACGGAAGAATCTATTTGGGCACTTTTCAATGAATAGATTAGAAATTTATTACGTCACATTTTATATCATAAGAACGACATATAAGACCAAGAAGGGAATTAATGAAATTTATCTCATGAAGAATAATTAATGAAAATATGCCATAAAATTTTTAGGTAGGTATGTGCTCTGATATAAATCATATGTACCTCTTTAGGGAGTAGCCCTAAAGAGGGTATAGACTTTATTTTGACAATATCACTTGATCCATTATTTGTGAACCATCCTGCCATTTCAAGGTCGAAGGTGGTACAAATTCAATTTGGCCCCACAAACCTCCCGGCCATTGCGTAGAGAATACTCTTTGATTAACAGGAACTTCTAGTGGCAACCATTGACCTGACGTAGTTCTAACATAAACCAAGCAACCAGCTATACTTTCAGTACAATTCATAGTTCCACTATCTTGAACCCATCCTGTCCAAACAATTTTTTCTTGAGTTCGCCGAGTACCTGCATCACGCTGTAAATATCGTCCATCAGACTCCCCTCTGGTATAACATTCTCCCCTAACCGCATAATTCCCGGCAGGCTGATAATTTCCGGCTGGCTGGTAGTTCCCCGCTTGCTGATAATTTCCACGGGGTTGATATCTGCCGTCACTTTCTCCTTTCGTGTAGCTGTCCCCTTGCAGGGAAAATATCCCCCCTCTACCGGGATGCCTAACCTCACCTATCCAAGCGCCATTTTGTTGAGCGGTCCAACACCAAATACCATCTCTTTGAAAAAAAAAGCTTAGATTATTACCTGAACCCGTTACGATATGTGGTGCCCTCACTTCACCCGTGAAAGTTTGAGAGGCAGCACTGGCATAATTCCCTGCCGGCTGATAATTTCCGGCGGATTGATAGTTACCGCGAGGCTGATATTTGCCGTCACTTTCTCCTTTCGAGTAGCTATAGCCGGCTACCAAATAATTCCCCATTGGCTGGTATTTCGCATCCGATTCTGGCTTCGGATAACTCTCCCCCTTAAGTGCGTAATTGCCCGCAGGCTGATAATTTCCTTTCGGCTGGAAACGGGTATCCGATTCTTCCTTATTGTAGCTGTATCCCGCAGGGGTATAATTCCCCAACGGCTGAAAGCGCTGATTGGCTTCTTCTTTATTATAGGCCCCCACATCACCCGCCGTCAGGTCGGCTTTTAACTCCCCCCAGGCATGGCTCACCTTCGGCTCTTCCTTGTTATTTTCAATCCGCGACTGCCAGAGTTTCTGGTTGTGGTAGACCACCGCACGCAAAGGATAAGGCTGTGCCTCTAACGACCATTTCGCCACGCCAAACGCCTGTATTTCCCCCACCGCTTCGGTAATATCGTGAAAAATCCCGTTCATTTTCTCACGTTCAATATCCTTCGCGGCCGGATCGGTGTTCTGGTCACGTTCGTAATCATAGCCGTAGCCCTGAGTATACGAGACAGCCCCGTCTGGCTGGACTTCATTAGGAATAGCTACCCTGTCCCCCAGTGCGGCAAAGGGGGTTTTAAAGATTTTCGTCATGATTAAGCTCCGAAGTTGCTGCTTAAAAAGTTGGTGTGTTTTTTACCGAAGCCAAAGGCTTGTTTGGTGACAATACGGTATTTGACGCCCACGCCAGAGGGACGCGGCATCAGGTCAAAATTTTCGAGTAAAACCCTGAGATGCTCATCGGGGTTGAAGTTGAAAACGTAATACAGGTAGGTCATGTCGAGCGGGTCGAGCACAAATACTTTGCTTTCATTACGCCAGAAGAAGCGCTCTAAAAAGAGGTTGATGTTAACCACAGTCGGGCTTTGCGTCAGATTGAAATAGCGCATACGGATAATCAGGCGTTTTTGTTCAGCGGTGAGTATCAGGGTATAATCGGCATTGCGCCGGAAATTCCCCTTGAAGTTGCGTTTCTTGCCGAAGCCAAAACCCATTTTGGTTTTATCACTGGGGGCCACATCAATGCCCAAAGACACATCCAGAATACGCGCCCACACGGCCAGTCCGAAATCATTGGCCGTATCGATATTAAACACATCGTGATACCAGTTGTGCCAGAACGCCACATTGCTTTGCTCAAAATACGCCGCCTTACGACGTGCCAGCGTGTTCAGCTTCGGGGCATTTTCGTATTGCCAGAGGATCGCTCGCAACAGGTCAGAATGAAAATCAACGGCCTGTATTTTCATGTCATCACCACCTGCACCGAACCCCGATGTAATCGGGCCACTTCGTTGAGTTTGACAGGGATCGTACCCATCAGCCAGTTCTGGCCATCCGTTGACAGCTCGACTTTAGTGATAAACAGTCGCGCTTCAATACTGTTAATCGCCGCCGAGATTTCAAACGGTGACACCTCCCGCCCGACCACCAGTCCGTTATCACCTTCCTGCTCACCCCGTACCCATTGCTCAATCGCCGCCGGAATGATGCTTTGCGCATCCATCGTGGACTTTTTCACCGTGACCCGGCATAAGATGATTTTTTCGGTCGGACGATCAAAACGAATTTCATATTCCTGCCCGCTTACCCGCTCCGTCACCGTCACCACTTCTTTACCGTTATAGGCCGCCCCGATGGTTTTGGTGCGCAGTAAGGCCCGGGCGATTTCCTCACGGTCGCCGCCTTCCACACAAACATAGACGCTATGGGGCAACAGCTTAATACCATCAACCGTGATGATCTGCGACGCATAGTTCTCACGAAACGACAACGAATTCACGCCCTCCAGTTCGTATAGCGAAGACGTGATGGCTTCGCCCACACTGACAGTGTTCTTAGCCAGCGTCTGCTTGCGTCTTCGCCGGGCGCTAATATCCGATTCCGCTTCACGCCCGACCACCGCATGGGTGGGATTATTAACGGTTTCCCAGCCCAGCACCGAACTGGCGACCCGTTCAAGGTGGCCGGCCTTGCATTCCACCGTGCCGAACAGTACCGCACGCATATCCCCGGTGGTTTTGCCGTTCTTGCCGATAATCAGGGTGCTGATCGTTTCAAACAGCGCCCCGGTGACCGATTCCGCTTGGGCGCCTTTGGGAATAATCGTCTCCGGCACACCGCCGAATTCAACATTGGAAAGATAAGAACGGGTAGCCGCAAAACGGCTGCCGCCCATCAGCGCCCAGATTGCATCCAGAAATATCCCCCCGGCGATATCGGGATTAATCTGGTTCGCCAGTTCCGCATTGTTCCTGACCATCGCATCGCGGTTTTCGGTCTCCATCGTCACCAGTACCCCTTGTGGAGTCTCCGGTGACAGATCGATGTCCTGCCCGAACGCGGCGAAAAAGTCATTTTCCACCTCGCCGCGCAAATCCGCCGTATCCGGCACAATCACGCCCTGCCGGGTTATATATTGATAATCAGCCATTGAGGGTAAAACTCCCGTAAGTTGAGCGGATCACCGCGATGTAATGTAATTCGTTATCTGCAATTTCTGCCTGAAAAGAGACGACTTCTTCCACCCCGTCCACCTCGTGCATCCGCTCACGAAACGCCGCTTCAAACATGGGTATATCGGCGTGACGGCCAAAGGTGGTTTTCCAGTAGGGGATGCCCTTATCGACCTTGTGCAACATTTCACCCCGCAGGGCACGGGCATAATGCACACAAAGGTGGCTGACGGCCCCGGCATTGCGGGCCATCGCCAGATTGCCGTCATCCCCCAGCTTCAGGTCATTATTGTCATCCACGGCAAACGTGATCATAGTGGCCCCCCCGTATTGCCATCGCCTGTCTGTACACCACGATGTTGATGGGTATCGCCAATATTGTGGCCGTTATGCCGCATCGTACCGCCGTAAGAATCACTGTTACCGTTCACGGCATGATTGCCATTGATGGTGACATTGCCGGTGAACAGGGTTTCCGGGGCGTTGACTTCAAAACGGGGTGTTTCCAGTACGGCTTTATTGCTGTGTAACGACAAACAGACTGAGCCATCCATCGACTGGATAACCAGCGCATCCAGATTTTTACCGTCAATCGCCCAGCCTTTAATCGTGTCGGGAAAGAACATTGCATCACTGAACGAATGGAGCCGTGCGGTATTGGGCTGGTCTTCCTGCCCGCCGCGCTGAAATATCAGGCTGATATCACGGTCATTGGCTTTCAGCCAGCCAACATCGCCGGGTTTGACGGGCACACGCAGAAAGAAACCGCCGCCGCCAAAACGAAACACCGGGATATTATGCACCGGTGCGCGGGAAAGGGTCTGCCCTTCAGTGGTCGCCATCATCACCAGCGGCTTGATGATCGCCCGGTTGGTCTGGTCGTCATAACTGACGACCGTCGCCGGTAACATATCTTCCACGTTTAACATCAGGTTACGAAAGGCGGCCATAAACTGCCCCGCGAGGCTGCCTTCGCTCGCAATATCACTGTTCGGTTGATTCATGGTTATGCTCGCTTGCAGGTTGCCGTGTAGAAAAAAGCGTCATCATGGGAGGCAATATCGAATTTCAGTTGCTCAATAATGTAATCGCCGTTGAGGGATTTATTCAGTTTACTGTCCAGTCGCAGCAGGCCGCCCAGAAACGATTCGCCGTCAATCAGGAAGCTGACATCCAGTCCCTTTTCGGTGGCTTTGGGAATACCCACCATGCCCGACGTCATATTTAAAATGCGCAGGCGGTTTTTTAACGCCCTGTGGCTGTCTTTGACATACAGGACTTCATCATCAATAAACGCCTTCACCCCACCAGATTCCTGCAAGCGCGCGATTTGCGACAGCGCCGCACCGCAGTAGTACCAGTTGGCAATATTTTTATCCGTCGCCTGAAAATCCAGTTTCACTTTGCAATCATTGGCGATGCCCTGCGCAATCTCAGACAGCGGTTTCATTGCCCCACCGGACGAGGAAATTATTTCCCCGCTACGGCTGTTACCCGTTTTAGCTTTTAGCGTTAGCGTGACATCGGGCGGTGAGGCAATCTCCGCGCTGACGATATCGCCGACAAATACCCGGAACAGACCGGTATTGACCCTGCCCGCTTCCAGTATCAGGCGGCGTGGCTGTTTGTTTTTAGTGTAGGGGCTGGTCTGAGTCAGGAGATAATCGCGGGTATCGCTGCCCAGGCCGTCGATATTAACCGCGCATTCATTTTGCAGCGGGTTGGCGTATTTAGTGCCGGAAGCCGAGAGGCGCATGCCTTCGTACCAGTTGAGCCGCCCGCTGACTTCAATCCCCAGCCGGATCCGTCTCAGGTCTATCATCGTGACTCCAGTAAATTAAGGTTTGAGTGGACTCGAACTGTGCCCACCACGGCAGCTCATCCTGTTCGGTGAGCAAAACAAAATTCCCTGCCGAACCGAGGCAGGCATACGGAATTAACGGAGCATTGGGGATTAACCGGCTCCCCTGAATCACCATCACCTCATCGCGCTGGATATCACAGATCATCATCTGACGCGCTGCTTTTATCGTGATAACCCAGTTGACGCCGTCCAGCGTGACCGCCAGCCGTTGATTGGGTATCGCCCGTAACGGAATTTCACGCATAGTCACCTCCGCATGGTTTATGACGAAAACAGGTCGTCGCCATCCATGATTTTGACGGCCACGGATTTTTTACGCCCCGCCGCTTCTTTGGTCTGCACATTGCCCCGGTTGACCGTGCCGGACTGGGTTTTCTTTGCCACTTTTCGCGGCGGCAGTTCCCCGTATTCCGGCTCAATCGTGCGCCATTCCGAAAACCGTAAAGACAGTTTGATGGCATCCGCCATCTCCGGGACTTCATCGTGGTAAAAGTTGACCAGTATCATCGGCTGGTAGGTTTTTACCCGTGTCTGGATACCCACCAGTTGATGGGTGTCATAGGCTTGCTGCATAGCCGAAAAGCTGTTTTTCAGTTCACCGGTGAGCAACAGTTCCATGCCAATTTCTACCGCCTCCACCACAATATGATCACTGCGGGTTTCGCCGTTCTCCACCTGAAACTTCGTGACTTTATGCTCATCGCGGACACTGATTTGTATCGGGCTGGCACTTTCGAACAAGGTGGCGAAGCTGTCCACATGAAAGATTTTCACCTCGGTGATCATTTGGCTACCCCCGTGGCGGTTTGCTGACTCAGATCTTTTAACTGATTGCTTAGTTCACCTTTCATATCTTTGGCAATGCCCTGTGCATCTGTTGCTTCTGTTTTGATGTTGATTTCCCCAATTTGCGTATTCACTTCATGGGTCTGGTGCGACTGGTTACTGATCGCCTGACTGGTCACTGGATTAAGCGGATGATTGGACGCAGCGGTCAGGCTCTGGTTGAGTTTGTCGATATCGGCTTTCAGTGCCTGTTTGTCATCGGCTTTGGTATTGTCTGGCTTCGGCGGTTTGGCCGTGATTTCACCCGCTTCATTAATGGAGCGCTCAACCACTTCCACTTTCTTATCCTCGCCAAACCCAAACCAGCCCTTCACGGTGCTTAATCCTTTGGACACGGCATCCAGTCCGTTACTGATCCAGCCAATCACTTTCTGCACCTGTTCCCACATCCATTTAAATGCGCCCACCACCGTATCCGAGACCGACTCAAAGACGCCGCTGAACTGACTGCCCCATTCGGTCAGGGAAGCCACCGAACCCAGCAGCCAATTGATAAATTCCGTGATTTTCTGATCCATATAATTAAAGGCGGCAATCACGATATCCGCGACAAATTTCACCGCCGTTTTGAGGTAGCCAAACAGGGTCTGCCATGCTTCCCACAGCATCATCACGACTTTCTTGAGCATCGGGTACTTGTCCAGTATCCGGCCTATCATCGAATCGTTGCCGTCAATAAAGTTCATGATATCGTCATAAACAAGGGCAAAGGCCGCGGCCAATAATGCAATGATGGCGATAATGGCCAGAATAGGCCAGGTTGCCGCCAGTGTCGCGGCGGCAGCCGCTAACATGGGGGGCACATAGTAGGCGGCGACCGCAATCCCGATAGCGAGAAAGAAGCCGATAATCAGGTTCTTATTGTCCTTGCAGAAGTCAATAAACTGAGACAACCACGTCATGCCTTTGGCAAGAACGGGGATCACCATCTCCAGAAAGCTGTTTTTCAGCAAGCCCGAAGATTGGTTGAATTTGTTCATGGCGGCATTGAACTTGATAGACTTTTCGATGCTCTCCTTGGTGATACCGGAATATTCCTTTTGTATCCCCATAACCCGCTCCAGCTCCTTGCGGCCTTTCATCATCAGCTCGACGGTTTTCTCATCGGACACACCCATGCCTTCCAGTGTGACTTTGGCCTTATCAAATTTCATTCCTTTGACTTTATCGGCGGTAGACAGAATTTTTTCCATTGACGCCGTGGTATTGCCAAAAGTTTTCGCCATTGCAGTGAGATCAGCCTGCGCGGCTTCGCGACTGCCGCCCAACTCGGCCATGGCCCCGCTGAATGCATCCATATCCGCGGTGGCGATACCGATTCGTTGACTCAGTTTATCCAGTGCCTCAATCTCCTGTGAGCGTGAGACGGCATCCGCAAAAATGCTGCCAATGCTCATCACAACACCGACTGCCCCCAGCGCCTTAGTGGCAAATCCGGCCACAGATTCCCCCGCGGCTTTGTATTTGCCCTCTGTCTCGGTCAGCATGCTTTGTAAATGGCTTTGTGCCTTAGCCTCATCAATAGCGGCCTGAATACCCTTGGTGCGCATGGTTTCAATAAACTGGGCGTAGTCGGCATGCAGAGACGCCACAATCGCGTCAACCGATTCTTTCGCCTTGAGGTTCTTTTTCTCGGCCTCCGTGAGATTATTGAGTTCGCCATTCAGGGCAGTTAATTCATTCTGTAGCTGTGCATACTGCGCATTCAGCTGCGTCACCGTATCGCCGCTGTCCTGCATGCCCTGATTAGCCTGCTCGCGCTGGCTATCGAGGGTGGCGATAGCGCTTTCCAGCTCGCTGATTTGGGTACGAACCGACGTGAGTTTTTCGTGGGTGTCATGGATATTGACGTCAATGTCAAACGACTCGCCGCCGGATACGTCCTGCAATGTTGCCGCCAGCTCTTGGACAAAACGGCCCACACTGCCTGCCCCGTCCGTGGCAGCTTCCTGCGCCTTTTTCATATCGGCGATAATGTCATCGGTTGAGCGGCGGAACCGGTTAAACGCCGCATCCGCCTGACGGGTATCAAATTCAAAGAGCTGCACAAAGGTATCTAACAGTGACATAACTTACCTCGATGTTGACGCCGCAAGCCGCTCGTTATACCGATTGGTGATGGCGATTTCCCACAGGTCAAATGCCTCTTCCAAATCTATGGACGTTTTGAGTTCGGTGAGGGTGGCGTAGCCGGCGCTGACGATGACGGCAACGAACCCATCAGCGTTTTGATAATCGACGGGAGTGAACCGCTGATTTTGTCCAGCAGGAATTGGAGGAAACCGAGGCTCCCGTCGGCCCCGAAAAAACTGGTGTTATACCGCAGCATTTCCAGCTCTAGCCGGATCAACGCTTCGCCATCCGGGACATGGTTATCAATCAGGGTTTGCGTTTTCAGCAGCATTTCCTCGCCATCCCGTTCAACCGCGACATAGCGCATCATCTTCAGCATGGCTTCATGGCTGATGGCGTAATCACCAATTTTCGGCGCGTTGGACAGGGGATATTTCGCCAGAATCTCACGCCCCACCGTGGCAGGCAGTCGGCTGATAATAAAAGTATGCGCTTCACGATCCGCATCGGTGATCGTGATGGTTTTGGGTTTAATTAACATCATGGCCTCAGATCAAAAAAGGCGGAAAAATCCGCCTGATAGGATGAAAAAACTTAGCGAGCGCGAGTGCGGTCGAAATCTTGGAATACAAAGGTGTATTGCTTGGATTTCAGACGCCCGGCACTAGCGGCAGAGTTACCCCGGCTGCCGTTGGTGATCTTGCCATTACGGGCTGTGGTGGTCGAACCATCGCCATAGGAGGCAACCAGTGTGATAATGTCACCGGCATGGCGGCGACCACGCTTGGCAATGTTGGCTTCCAGCAAAATCGCCAAATTTTCATCTTCCTCACTGCCTGCCAGCACGTTAATCGTGATGGTTTGCGGGGTGGGCGTTGACCAGTAGTTCAGGTTGCCATTGATATCCATGCCCGTTTGCGCGATATCGACAGCGGGCAAATCCAGCGGATCGGCATCATCGGCAAACCGGGTGATTTGAATCCCTGCCGGGAAGGTGGTGCTGGCCTGTATTACCAGACTTAAGCCGGTGGCAGAAACATCGTACATTTTTCTTACTCCTTAAAACCAGCCTTAAACCAGATTGTGCGAGCCATCGACTTTACGTACCCAGTCGCCCTTGCTGTAAATCAGCACGTATTTCATGACATATTCAGGTAATCCCGATGGGCCTGTCTGCTCCACAATCTGCGTGTTGTACCAATAGCCCTTGTCCTGTACGTCATGCCAGGCCAAATCATCGCCAGACGCATCGGCTACAGCGAGTTTCTGCACGTCGGTTAAGATTTTGCCCGGTAAAATCGTGCCGTTATTGAGCGCTTTGGTGACTACGCCCGCAATCACGGTCATGGCACGGGCTGCGCCGTCTTTATTTCCCGGCAGTCCGCGGGTACTCATCATTAAACTGAACCATTGCTGGGTAATATGGGCTTTTAACCACTGTTCGTTGGCATGAACGCTCATATCCAGCGGGTTAGACGACGAACCGCACAGGAAACCCCGCTGATAAAAGCGGATTTGTGAACCCGCCACAGCCGTTTCACCGTAATAGTTGACGCGCAACTTATCGAACCGGTCAGCCTCCCGATCGGCGCTGATTTGGGACGGAAAGGTCACCCCAAACTGACGATACATATAGTTGGTGGCGGCATGGGTCCGGTCGTAATCGGTGGCGGCCATGATTGCCATCGGCAACGCCTGCACAAACGCGTTATCATCCGTCTTAAGGTTCAGCCCGGTTGAGGCCGTACCGATCAATGCAGCACTCCAGTCTTCCGCTTTTTCTGCCGTGACCGCCAGATGCAGCTGATATTTAACGTTTTCCCCGGCGACATACTGCGCCAGTTCAGCGGCCTGTGTTAACGCCATCTCCGTCAGGAACGTGGCGCTGCCAAACGAGTCAGAGATTTTTTCGGCTGCCAGAAAGGCATCCAGCGGGGATTGCGCGGCATTGCCTGCCGAACGGGTGCCGGAGGATAAGCCCATTGCATCCGCCAATACCGAATAGGCCACATTGATCTCGGCTTTTTCCTGCACGCCGCCGCTTAACACAAAGGCACTGTCCATCGCGTTAAAGGTGAGATAAGCATTGGAGAACTGGGGCGTTTTGTCTGCGTTTAGTTTGGCCTGTACCGCCGAACCGATATCCGCGTAAGACGTTGCTTTGGACAGATCAATGTCGCCGAACACTTTCATCACGCCGCCAATGGTCACGGTAATGGTGCCATCCACTAACGCTTTCAGTTCATCAAGCGCAGCGGCTTTGGTGCCATAAATCGCAGGTGCCCGGCCTATCGGCTCATACGCGGCAATTTGCAGCGCCTTCGGCTTACTGACCGGCGCCGGGCTGACATAGCTGAAATACTGACGGGCGAACTTCGCTTCCGGGGAATCCGTGCCCAGCAGGTCGTCTACCTGACCGGGGGCGAACTCCAGTACCTTGCCCGCCGGAATTTTGGGGTGCGTCGAAAACAGACGAGCCGTGAGTTTGCGCATCGGTACGGCAGACGCGCCGATCACCGCACTGGCGATATCGACGTATCGGGTTTGTTTGATTGGCATAAAATACCTTTTAGATTCGGTAAATATCGGGATACAGCGCGCTGATAGCGGCTGTGTTGGGCGTGATGACACGCGGGTGTGTGATTTTGACGTCAAACGAGGGTGACATCTCATAGTCACCCCGGTCGTTAATAAAAAACGGGGTACGCAGGTTGCCGGCACGCTGAACGCCGATCCCCTGTTTGCGCAGGGCTTCCACAAAGGGCAAGGAGTTCACCATCATACGCACGGTCGCCGTGATATCGTTCGCGGTGTACTTATCGTGTGCACCCACACCCTGCACCTGCAGTGTTTTTTCCACCAGCTGGGTTTCTTTGTGGTTAGCATCACGCCCGACAATGTGATAATTACGCCCCTGCCAACCATGGGCGGCTTCTTCAATGGGAAAGAACATCACAAAGCTGTCCTCCCGTCCCTGCTTGGTCGATTGGAAACCTGCCACTACCGGAATCGCAATCCCCGCTTCCGCTAGCTGTATCAGTAGTTGATTACGGATAGCGCGATAGACTTCCTTATCCGTCATGGCTGCCTGCCTCAATGCAGATCACCGACTTCCAGCCATCTTGGGCATACCAATCGGCATCCCCGGTGACCTCATAGCGGCGGCCCGCAAAGACCAGATAATCCGGTGCAGCCCCTCGCTGGATATGGCTAATATCGTGCGAGGTATAGAGCTTGCGATAAACTTTCGCGGTATCCAGCCCCATCTCCTGCACATCCTGCGTATCGACCGCCTGCCAGCTTCCGCTGATGGGAAGGGGTTCATGATAGACACTTTGCCATTGTCCTAACTCATCCTCTTCACGCGTCTTAAAGCGATACCAGAGCGCCGTTTGTTGCGGGATATAGCGCGACGCCATACGGTGTAAATGGCCAAACATTATTTGTCCTCCACGGTGAACGCCACGGCCTGTAACATCTGTCCGGTATCCACCAGCGGTTTATTGGTGGCTTTGCCTTTGTTGTGGCGGCCTGCCCGTGCGGCTATCGTGCTGTCTTTCAGGGGCGGTGTAGTGACGGCACGAATGGCCAGCTTGATATCACCTGCGGAAACACTGCCCACCTGTGTTAACCCCGCCGACACCGAGATATCCCCATTGATAGCAGCCTGAGCGGCATGTGCCATTAATCCGCTGTACTTAGCCTGATTCTCACTCATGGCAGAACGCATAAAAGGACGCGGAGGAATACCGCCTGCGGGATAGCCTAACTCCTGAATGGTGGCAACATAAGCCATCGGTGTCCCATCGGAATATTGGCTTTGTGCAAAGAAACCGACCTTCACCTGCTTCTTGCCCAGTTCGTCATAGATCCGTTTCAAATGTGCCAATTTGGGATTCATCGCAATACCCTCCCACGATGAGGAAAACGCCCGCCCACACTGCGAAAGGCTGACCGTTCACCGCCACCCCCCACATAAAATGGCGCCCGGCCACAGCGATTCAGTAACGCCAGATACTGCTGGCCAAACGGCGTCAGATTGAACCAGTGGGACGTATTCGATCCGACCGGCGGCGCAGTAAACGACACATTCACACTGCCTATGGTCGCCGCTGTCACTACGCCTGTGGGGGATTCACCCTGAGCAATAAGCTGGCGCAGTTGCAGCATATGGGCGACCACCAATATCCACAACTCATAGGTACACACACCCCGACAGGGAGAAAAGTAGTTGCGGGCAGATTCGGCAATAATAAAAACGTCATCGTCGGGTAGTGATTCAAACTGCGGATACAACACCTGAAACGATTCTATGGGGAATGTATCCGTCATCATTACTTACCCTTCCCGTTATTGGTTTTCGGGGTGTCCTTGCCTTCCGCTTCCAGTGACTCTGGCGTATCCGGGGCGGATTGATCACTGGCTTCCATCTCCGTGGCCACTTTTTCCGGATCGGCTTTGCGGCTTTCCACCGTGATAAAACCGTTTTCCTTATGCAGCGTGAAAACAGGGTTATCTTTCAGTTGCGCATATTGCTCAGCACTGACTTCGGTCACCCGTCCACGCGGGGTGTGCATGGCTCGGGTCATAATGTTAGCCTGCCCGTGAATAAAGACGCACCCGTCACGCACCGCGTAGTTCTGGTCATTGGACAGAATGCAATAAACATAGAGAGATTGAGACATGAAGAGACTCCTGCCTTACATTTCAAAATAGAGTGCCCCCCTGCGAGGGCAGGAATTAAATACCGGTCAGGCGCGTGATCGCCCACGGGCGGGTCACAAAAATACCGGCGGTGGCGTTGGTCGCATCTTCCAGATAGCCCTTGATGCCATTATCCGACCCCAATAATTGATATTTCACCGGCACGACTTGCAAGAGTGTGGCATTGGTGGCGGTTGAACCATCGTCCACACTGTCCGCGAACAGATAGGTGCTATTCGCGCCACCATTGGCCTCCCGGAATTCCGGCGAGAACACAAAGCGCAGGTTCGGGTAGTTCTCTTTGACCCACTGCATCACCGTCTCACCCCGTGCCACCGGATTGGCAATATTCAGCACCGAACGGTAACCGAGCGGCAAGACCTGCGTAATAGCGGTGTCGTCCTTGATACGTCCACCAGACGACAGCTCGATACGGGAAAACATCGCAGTAATGTCTGCGGTGATCTCGGCAAAAGTGGCATCCGGCCATTTTTTCTTGGCCGTCTCATAGGCAGGCAGGTTCGGATCGTTCAACAAACCAAATACCCGTGTCTCTGCACTGTTAAAGCCAAAATAGCCGGTACGCTCACGGGACATTTCCAGTGATTCGGTCGCCGCGTTGCGTTTTTCGGCGGCGGCTTCGAACCCGGCAGCGCTCTGACGGGCTTCCTCCAGCTTCCCCACCTGAAAACCCTGCTCATAACGCACAATGCCCCGGCGTTCGATATTATTTTCATAGCTGGCCAGCGGGATATTGGTGTGGTCACCGTACAATTCCGCTTTCGCTACCGGCGTGGCCACATTGAGCATCATCTCTTCGTGATGCCATTCACCCGCGTTCATCACACCGGTGATCTCATCCAGAATGCGAATACGGGTCGCGGTACGGATCAGTCCCGGCAGGACATGCTGCAACATATGACGCTGGATAAAGCCGCCCGCTGCCGCCGGGCCGGTTAACGCCGAGTCCATCGCATGCAGGCCACCAAAGCCGATTTGCGCCAGCTCGCCATACGTCCACTTCTGGTCAGCCGTCATATTCAACGGGCCATGTTGACGGATCTCTCTTCCTGACAGATAAAACTTCTCTTGACTGACAGCCATGTTATTCCCCTTTTGCTGTGGTTGGGTACGGAATTTCAGTCAGGCGAATGACACACAAATGCGGATCTTCCGCTGACTCCAGATGGCGGGACACAAAGCCGATAACCCGGTCTCCTGCCGCAATACTCTCTTTGGCGGACAGTTCCCCCTCTGCATTGAATATCACCGGGGCATTAATGTGCTTGATACCGGACTTCAGCTGCACATTGACTTCCCCCATGGTGAGAAACTCGCCTGTCGTGCCGTTCAGGGCATAGTTTTCCCCGATACGGTAGGCTTTCGGGTTGATCATAATCCCCGCAAAAGGCTCGGTTCCCCCCACCTGCACCGACTCCACCTCAAAATCCCTGTAGGTATAGGCCCGCCCGAACAGGTTCTTTTTTTCATCCGCTGAGGACAGCACCGCGCTGATTGCACGAATGGGGCCAGTGTGAGAGGTTTCCCCCACGACACCACTGACCAGACCGCTGAGAATACTTTTCGGTATTGCCATTATTGCTGACTCCACTTGTCTTTAATGGATTGTTGGCTGGTTGTGCCATCCATTGTGGTTGTTGGTTTTTGTGCATCCGGTACGCGCCCGTGCATCCACGCGTCCAGCGCAACAGTTTCCTGTCCCTTCTGGCAGGGAATACCGAGCTGTTTCACCCCGTATTCCGCGACTCCCTGTTTAGTCATGCTGCTGTGGTCAAAGACGCCGACAAACGGGGTCAGCTTCTGCGCCAGCGTGTCACGGCCTGCCAGTTGCTTAATCATTTCGCCCGTATCCAGCGTGGGCTTGGCTTTCTCCAGCCGGCTAACCTTGCGTTTCAGGCGGGAAATATCATCCATCGCCTGAATGCCACGACGAATGCGCTTGATGCGACGGTTCAGGCTGTCAGTCGTTGCCTGAGCAAGATGCTCCTTGGCTTCTTCAATCGCCTGCTCTGCGGCTTCAATGGCAATCTCGGCATTTTCCACCGCTTCGGGTTCACCCGTTTGGGCAGCTTCGGCGGCGGTTTCCGCTTCTTCTACGGCGTCTTCGGCTTTCTTTTCTTCTTCCGAGTCCGGCTGCTTTTGCTCAGGATCTTCGTCGCCGGTTTCTTTCTTTTCCGGGTCTTCGTCAGCGGCAGGCGCTTGACCCGCCATCGCGGCGGCAATCATGGCCTGTAACTGCTCGACCTGCTCCGGGGTAAAACCGTTGTCGGTCGTCGGCTTGTCTTTGTTCTCTTCTGGATTCATGTTGACTAACTCCATCGTATCGATAGTAATAACACTGTGGTCTTGTACGGCGACGTCTGTCCCCGTTCGGCCTTCTTCCACCAGTGCAAGGTGGTTCGCTCTGATATCCCGCTGTATGGCGTCATAACGTTCACCGTTAAATTCGCCGGGGGTAAAATCGTATTTACAGCGATAACCGGGGGAGAGTTCGATCTTGCCCCCGTTGATTTGGCTTAATGCTGAATTGGAAAGGACTTTGATATTGCCTTTGAGGTAGGGATAGTCGAAGTAGACAGTTTCACCGATAACCCCCTGTATCCCTTTTTTCTCGGCGGGTGTAGCGTCTCTTCCCATCATCTCGTGCTCATCCACAAACGGCATCAGTTTGAATGATTGGATAGTGGCTGCACTTTCCAGCTCCTCTTGTGGACGGAGCACTTTGTAGAGCTTGTCGGGGATAGGGGCATTAATTTCAAAGCCCATATAATCAAAAACTCCCACTTTTGAAATGGGGTTATCTTTCACTTCCAGCCAACCGTTGAGGTCGTAAGTGCGTTTACTCATGTCATGGGTTCTCTCCAAAATCGACGACCGGTGTCCAAAAGCATTTGCAGTTCGGCAATTCGCCCGGCAATCCGCGCTGGCCTGTCCGTTCATCAATAATCGGCGGGTTATCCAGCTCGAACACCTGACCGTCGAGTTTTTGATGTAATGCTCTGGGTTCGGCACTGCCACCGGAGTGATGCCAGACCGCCTTGCGAATGCCGGCTGATTTCATGCGCTCATAGTTCGCCACCGTAGTGATCTTACGGGTCTGGTCTACGGCAATAAACTGCGCCCGTTTTTCGGTGACACCGCCAATGTGTTTAATTTCCTCCAGCAGTGTTTTCGCCCCCTCGCCCGCCTGACTGATCGAACGCAGCGCCGCCCCTTCAATACGAAAGTGGAACTGTTCAGGCAGGGATTTAATCAAGCCGATATTTTCCGCTGTGGCAGCCGTGATACGGTCTTTCATGGCCTCCGGCATAGCGGGGGTTTTGATGGTCAGCCCGCCGGAGAGTTGTTTAAGGGAATCATCCAGATTGCGTTTGGAGTTTAAATCGGCCTGACTGACAAATTTATCCGCCATCTCATTGGCTCGCTGATTAAAGATACTGTCCCAGCGACGCTTTAATTTGTTGAGCCAAATGCGGGTTTGGCTGGCAAAACTGGCATCCATTGCCACGGGGCCGAAGTCATCCGGTAAGTGGGTTAATGCCTGCTGGTATTCCCTTATCATCCGTTTTATCAATCGTGACAGGTCACGCTGATAACGGTCGGTTGAGGCCGCCGGATAATGCAGCGGTTTGCCCTTCATGACCGCCTGTCGTTGCACCGCCCAGCGTTCACGTTTCACCCGTAAGCGGATCTGCTTCGCCATAGTCTTCCTCATTCACTTCTAAGCCGAAATATGATGACTCTTTGTCAGCCGCCAGTTTCTTACGGATATCCAGCCCGTCCACCGCGCCCACGTTGGCGTAGTTCACCGCGGTCTGGGAGTCTTTCAGTTCAATGTCGGCATACTCGGCGGCGGTCGGACTGTCCAGTGGCCGCCATGAGATACTGATATCGACAATCGGCAGCCCTTCGCTGCGTAAGAGAATGTCATAATGGCGTTGTAACAGGTCTTCCAAATCGTTAGCCTGAATACTTTCCAGCTCTTCGCGGTAACTGGCCTCTTCATACTCACCCGTGGCATTAAAACCTTTGGGTGTGGTCCCCAATAGCTTGGTCGCGGGGACATTCGCCGCCGCGGCCACCAGCTGGTACTGGGTCATGATGGTCGCGTCCAAATCGGCGAGCGAGGTATCAAACTGCTGAACCGTATCTTGATTGCCGGTGACCTGCACACCGTAGTTATCCCGCATCGCGGTAAAGTAATCGATGTTTTCCGCAATCACATCCTTATCCGCGTTTTCAGCATCGGCCATGCCAATGGTCAGTAACCGTTTGGTCATCGCCAGTTGCGGGGCTTCGTTGGCGGTACGCTCAGAAGCATACACCCGTTCATACACGCGCTCAGGCACCGACACACCGAAATAGTTGTACATCGGCTTTAACACATTCGGCACCGGGAACGGCACAAACTTCACCAGATGCGATTTGTGATAACGCCGCCCGCCGATACGGTAATAGGTCGGTTCATAGAAATGGAGTGAGGCCGGGTCTTGCACATTATCGGCCGTCAGTTCCGGTGTTACCCATTGCGGATCAATCTGTTTAATGCCCTTGTACGCCCCTTTCTGGATGCCGTCAGGGTTAAACGGGTTTTCGTAGAATTCCTTGGGGTTGGCGGTTTCCACGACAAATAAAGCAATCCGTCCCCCATACACACGCCCAAAATGCACCAGTTCTTTCATGGCATTGTTGATACGGTATTTTTTATCCAATCTTGTGAGCCGGTCGATAACCGTGCTGTCTTCACAGTCAATGTCGTACCCCTGCCGGATGGCATCACGGGCAGGCATGTTACACGCCTTGTCCACCAGCCAGTGTTTGGCAATCACCGCACACAGATTGTTGCCGATAAACATCTGATTGGCGTACCACGCCGCTTGCGCTTCGGGAACACCATAGACACTGCCCGCCTTAAATTGGGGGACTGAACCATCAATCGAATCCATCGCCACACCCGGTATAGCAGGTTGCGGTAAATCCAGCCCCTTGAAGCCGTTCTCTTTTGCCAATGCGGGATATAAGTCGGTGGAGAACGCCGAGCGTTTAACCGGGGATGTGGTGAGCTTTCGTTTTGAAAATGGCCACATGAAAATTACCTCTTTCTTGTAAAGAAACTGCCCTTCTTCTGTGACAGCTCCGTCAGCCCCCATACCATGGCATCCAGCCGGTCAGGGGATTTTTTCGCGGTCGCCGGCACATATTCCATCAGTTGGTTTTCCAGTGGGTACAGGCTGCCACGATGCGCAACCCGCCCTTGTGAATAGAGCGCAGATATCGGTTCGGCACGGGCAAACTTCCCCTTACTGGCATGCACACGAATAATCCGGCCTTTGAAGCCGGCATTCCGGAGGGTGCTTTCGGCCATATCGCCCCCCTGATTGGTTTCGATAACAATCGCATCGGCCTCGTGCTCTTCATAGGCGGTCATCGCTTTGGTCGCCCAGCCATTGGGGGAATACTTGCCACTGTAATCGGCCTCAACGCTGTATTGCTTACTGTCACCGGTGCCATAGCGACTGGTCACCACAATCCCCGTTTCATCACTCTCTTCAGAATTCGTTGCCTGCGGGTCGATGGCGACGACAGTACGGGTCAGTTCCTGAATGATCGTCATGGCATGGGAGGCCACTATCATCTGCTCATCCCACAACGCCCCTTCTTCATTGAACTTACGCGGCCGCTGCATATATTGCGCCTCAGCCGTCCGGCGATGAGAGAAGAGAGAGACTCGGTGTGATTCGTTGTGCTTGAACGGCCATAACCAGCCATCCGGCAAGCCATACGCAATGGGAATGGCATGGGTGTGTTCAGGGAACAGGGTTTCGTAAGAAGCTGCGTTATCGATAATCACCGGCAAACAAAGGTGATGCCATTGCTCACCACTGCCTCCCCGTAACAGATAGCCGCTCAGGTCGTGATAGTGGATACGCTGCATAATGACAATCATCGGTGTCGTCTCGATGGCCAGACGGGATTTGATGGTTTCATTGAAACGGTTATTCACGCCATTACGCACCGTTTCACTGTAAGCATCATCGGGCTTTACCGGGTCATCAATGATTAATGCCCCCTGCCAGCCGGGTTCCATATGACCGGCACGAAATCCGGTAACCTGTCCCGCGGCGGAAGAGGCATAGACCCCGCCGCCGTGCGCTGTCCACCACATCGCCTTACTGTCGGCATCATCACGTAAGGCCATGGGCCACAGTGATTGATACGCCGGTGATTTCACCATATTGCGGGTAGTTGATGAATTGAGTAAGGCCAGATTGTGGGAGTACGACAGGTGCATAAACCGGGCACGGTGATTGAGGGCCAGCCCCCGTCCCATCAGATTAATCGTCGCCAGCTCCGTTTTGGTATAACCGGGCGGGACATTGATAATCAGCCGGGATATTTCACCGTCTATCACCCGCTGTAGGGTTTCATCAATCACCCGGTGATGCGGGGCCACAATCATCTTGCTGCCCATGCGTTGTTTGAAGAAGTAACGGGAAAAGTATAAGCCGTCTTCTTCACATTCCAGTTTGCGGGCAAAATCCCGCTGCTCAGCAGTCGTCCTCATCTAACATCTCCTGCCGGGCTTGCTGATATTCTGCTTTGGTCAATGCTACCGTTTGAATTGGTCCACCGTTCTTGCCGGTGACTTCCGTTTTCTTCGGTGCCTCCCAGCCCATTAATTCAGACAACTGCTTAATGGCCGCTTTCGGATCATGGAGTTTTAATTTGATGCCGTCTTTGCCTGTGGTCAGTTCGGAAATAGCGCTGAGTGCTGCCGGGTTCTGCAAAGCCGAATCTTTGAATTGCCATGAAGCTTGGAGTACAGGCCTACCCTCGTCATCTTCCCCTATCTGGCTGTTACGGAAGTCGGCAATATCGTGAATAGATACACGGCCCATTGCTGATAAGCGTTCTAGGGCTTCCTGACGACTCATCACCGCATCGGAAACGGCTTCTTGGTTCATGGCATCGAGAAAAGTTTTTACCTTAAGATTTCCGAAGATCTGACTGGCTGAAACACTGGCTGTGTTTTCGTTCTTTGCCTTATATCCAGCCTGTTTGTAGGCATCTATCTGATTCAGTCCTTTCAAGATGCCTAACACGAATTGCTGCTGTTGTTTTGTTAGGGCATCAAAAAGAACTTGTTGCTCATCGGTGAGCTTTAGTTTCTTTTGTGCCATTGTCCTGTTCCTTACTTCGAAAGCTCACAGGCCATCTTCATAACCTGTTCTAGTTCGTCGTTACTGAGTCCGTGGTATCGCTTTAACTTTACGATATCCAATAACATCTTGGCTTTTCTTTCTTCCTTTAGGGCGGCACTTAACATTAATCCAGGAGGACGTTTGTGTAGTGGTATCTGGTGCTCAAGCATATTTACCTCACTTTTGGTTGCAAAATGCGCGGTTAAGTCAATATGCAAAAATGCTAATTTTTCACTTGCCTTTATTAGCATTTTTGCATATAATTATTTCAAGTTAACCGAATGGAGGAGCAGTGAAGCAAAGTGAATTTTTAAAGTGGCTAAAAGCGCAAGGAGTAGAAACAGAAAATGGCAAAAAGCATCTGAAACTCTACTACAAAGGCAAAATAAGCCACCTCCCCAGACACCCAAGTCAGGAATTGACAACAGGGCTAGTCGAAGGAGTCAAGAAGCAGTTAGATTTAAAATAAACTCTAGCCCTCAATACGAGGGCTATCACTGCACCGACAGATTATTAAAGAGGCCAATATGTACTATCCTGCAAAATTTGTTAAAGAAGATAACGGATATACAGTCACATTCAGGGATATCCCCGAAGCCATCACTTGTGGTGCAGATATGCCTGAAGCTATGGAAATGGCCGAGGATGTTTTACTTTCCTGTGTCGAAATCTACTTTGACATGGATAAAAACTTTCCTTTGCCTGATCCTGAGATTCAAGAGGGTGAACAGTGGGTCTATTTACCTGATAGCGTGTATGCCAAAATCTTACTCAATAATGAGCTACTAAAGGCTAATATCAATAAGGCTGAGTTATCACGCTTAACCGGTATCCGTCCACCTGAAATCCAAAGAATACTTGCACCACGTCATGCAACTAAAATTGATACGATTAGCCGGGCGGTTGCCGCTATAGGCAAAAAGCTATCACTTTCAGTTAGCTAATGTTTAGCCCCTATTGCAGGGGCTTTCATTTCAAGCATTCCGTCCTAACCTACTCCTGCCACCCCAATATCATTTGCTCTGAGGTGGCGGGTTGTTCTCTTCAATTTCCCGTATCGCCTGTTTATCCAAATTGCATTGTTCAATCACCGTCAGTAGTTGCTCATTCAGGATGAGGCTGTCACTCCATGTCATTGTGTCCGGTATCACGGGCGGCAGACAGTCAGCGAGCAGATGCGCCGGAATGGGTATCGGTGGTACCGGAACGTATTCGGTTCGTGTGTTGCTGCAACCGGATAACAACCCCATCAGGCACACTGCGATGGGCACAATCATCACTGACAACCATCGTTTTGATAGCGTCTTTAGTCTGCTCAGAATCCACGGCTGCCCGGTTCCGGTCTTCGCTATTAATTCGTGAGATGTCATTGAATAACCTGATAGAGTGGTAGGCGTTGTCGGTAATGGCTTGTTGATGCTCGTATTTCGTGTTCAGGTCATTGTAGTCTCTGTCCCTTTGCTGATACTTGCTGTAATAAAACCAGAGCAGGCCACCGAGCAGACAAAATACAGTTACCAACGCACCAATGAGGAGTACGCGCAGTTTTAGATTCATAGCATCTCAAATGCCCGTGTGAAAACTTCATCAGAATAAGGTTGCTGGCCGTTCTCGTGCCGTATAATAGATTTAGCCAGGGCAATCAGCGTTTGCCTGTTGATATCGATCTCTTCGAACTGGTCAACATTGAGCACTTTAGCAACTCCATTAATGTATGCCGTAGTGTTATTCTCATTTGAAGGTGCATATCGATTTATGATTTTAGACACACTGTTGTGTCCACCTTTATGATAATTGCACAGCAACTTCATGAGTGCTCGGATACCCTGTTCCGCAGTCTCGAAACGGCAGAACCGCTTTTCAATCTTTGGGTCATGTGGCAATTGCCCCTGCCACTTATTAGCCGAGTTGTGATCAATATTGCCGGGGTTGTTATTGCGAATGCCTCTGGTCACTGTTTATCTCCCAATTTCTTATTAATGGTGCGAATAGCAAACTCGCGTATCTTCTCAACGCCAATAAAGCCCACCAGCCCGCCTGCAAAGGGGGCTGCGCTGCTGGGAATGCCGAACAGTTCTAACCCGCTCGAAATACCCCATGACAACGCCCCGCACAGAACGCCTTCTATCCATTTGTTTTTGCGGTCTACGCCGTCATAGACCAGACGCCCGTAACAAATGACGATGGCTAAACCTGAGCCGGATATTTGTGGCCACGAGTTTTTCAGGCCGTTTAATAATTCGGCCCATAAATCAGGATTTTCTTTCATCTTCATATTCCACCCCATTAGAGCAATGGGCGTCCGTGGGGTGAAATAGGTTCGCCCCTGTGAGTTGTAGTAAGTGGGATGCCAGCCGCAATAGGAGATACTGAAATTCTGGAAGTGATTGCGGTGGCAAATTCGATTAATACATTGATGGCTACTTCTTATTTTCGCCCCTCAAATGAGGGAGAAAAAACGGAAAGTGGCGATAAAAAAGGCTACACCGAATAAAGTGCAGCCTAAAACTCAGAGTGTAAATTGAGGTGAGTTATTTCCAGTTGAAACAATAGGGCAGTGAATCCCCTGCGTTCTGTTGTTGCAGCAGACTACCCAATTTTTTAGCATCATCGTTACTATATTCACCAATGAATTCATATTCGTGCTTGCCAAATAGATGGCTGTCGATACTGTTACCCAATGAATAAGGGACTCCGTCCACCGTTATCGTGAGATTCTGTTTAAATAAATCCACCAGCTTCTGATAACCGGCTTGATTGCTATCCGAAGAGACCCGGATAAAGATTTTCTGGTTTAACCCATCCCAGACAAGCAATGCGAATTTTGTGATAACGGTTTTATTCTGGGGGTCAGTCAGCATACCAAATGGGCCAAGATGCTCACCTGCAGGTTCAAATTCCGCATCAGCAAGATATCCCCACATCTGATCCTTGTTAGAAAAAGACCCTGTACCGACCACGAGATCAAAGTTCAGCATACAATCAGTCGGTTGTGGCTTTGCCCCTGATTTCACCAGATGCCAGTCACACGCCATCAGATCATCAGGGGTAGGCTGCCAAGGAAACCACTCGCCGTGTTTATTGCTCTTTTCGATATAAACAGGCTCATGAGATGTCAGGCGCATATGTTCACCCGGCGCATCCCAATCACTGCGGTGTAATTTATTTCCCAAATACACTTGAATCATCGCCCACGGACAAGAGCCAACAGGCGCAGTTACCGTATCAATCTTATATTGTGCGGGAATAATTTTGCATTGCTTTTCAGCGTTCAGATTTTCTGGCTTATTAACTTCAGACATAAACACCTCACTTAGTTGTTAATTAATAAAGGTAATTTCATCCCGTTGCCAAATAGACAGTTAATATTACTTAGGGCAGGTTTTTATCTCAATTGAATAGCCTGTAACGGAATCAATACGCATTAAAATGCGGCTACCTGTTATAAAACCTGTCTATCTATCGAGTACATAATTCAGTGAGGTGTAAACTCACAATTTACTACTGGTAGAACATAACTCGCTGATCTCTTGCTCAGTCTGCTTATACCGTTCTTCTTCCAGCTCAACACCCAAAATCCGGCGATTGAGTTTCAATGCTGCTTTCAGTGTCGCCCCGGAACCCATAAAGAAATCGGCGACCAGATCCCCTTCCCGGCTGCTGGACTGAATAATATGTGCCATCAAATCAGCGGGCTTTTCGCAGGGATGCTTGCCCGGATAATATTGAACCGATGCAAAATGCCAGACGTCGGTATAAGGTACGGCGGCTGTGACTGTGAATGAACGGCGCACTAAGCCGTATTCCTGCCGCAGTTCTTCATACTGCCGCGATAATGTCAGGTGAGATCCCACCAACTCATCATAGGGCTTGTTCAGTTCGCCGCGCTGGTGCTTTTCTTTGGCGATACAGTCAAACAGCACCTGTAACTTCTGGTAGTCAGTTTCATTGGGTAACTGCCATTGGCTATCGCTGAACCAGTGACTGGCCATCTGCTTCCCGGTTACCTCGTGAATGTCTTTTGCCGTGACGCCTAACGCTTTTCGGGCATCACGAAAATAATCGATCAACGGTTTAAATACCGACTGTTTCAGTTCCCGGCATTGTTTGAAATAGCCATCCCCTTTCGGGTAATAAGGCCCTTGGTAATGTTCGGCAAAAATGATGCGTTCTGTGGCCGGAAAGTAGGCCCTTAAACTTTCTTTATTCTGTCTGCACCACGGGCCGGACGGTTTCGCCCAGATAATATGGTTCAATACATTGAATCGCTCACGCACGAGCAGTTCCGTATCAGCTGCCAGACGCGAACCACAGAACATATACAAGCTGCCATTCGGTTTCAGTACCCGCCAAAATTCGGCCAGTATTTCGTCCAGCCAGGCAAGGTACGCTGTCACGTCTTCCCACTGTCTGTCCCAACTGCACGCTTTCACCCGAAAATACGGCGGGTCGGTGGCGATCAGGTCTATGCAGTTGTCCGGTAACGTTTTGATAAATCGCAGAGAGTCATCATTAATTAATGTGATATCACTTAAATTCACAATATTTTTCCCTAAATCGATACTGACTTGCTCTCTGGAAAGTCACAGGATAAAAGGCAGGGGCCGTCAAAGCCGCCTGCCGTCTATTTCACCACTTAAGAAATTGCCCTATTAGGGACAGCGCTTGAAAAGCGTGTCATTTTCCCGGCTTTCCATCAGGCCAGCCAGACAAAATTGAGTTAAAAGTAATTGGCAACGCGGCGCTGATAGCCCCGTCAGGGTGGAAATATCCGAAACAGGCACCCAGTCATACACAGGTACGGTTTCCAGAACACAGGAAGCTGCTGTTGTCATATCTTCATGTTTTAGCATGATAATTTAAACCTTGGGTCAGTTATTCAGCAGAACACACATGTAACTCTGACCAATGACAACAGCAAGTCTTATGTTTATTTCAGGTATAAAAAAACCTCGCGCTTGGCGAGGCCTGTTTGTCACGGTTACAAATAGCGCAACATATACTGAAATAGTGGCTCATTGGCTCAAGCATGTCAACACGTTCGTGACAAGATTTTTGATTTTCTTTTCTGTTCATGACACGTAAAAGCTTCTTGCAATGGTTGGTAAAGCAAATATTCCGTGGCTTTTAATATTTCCTCCACTTCACGACGGCAGGTTGATAGCGAAGGTTTCCGTAAAACCAGTTGACCACTCCGCTTCATCATCTTTCTCGGTTTAACGATGTTATGGTAATAACGGGCAATGGCCCTGTCTGAGCTGTTAAACACATATCGGCTTAACAACATGGCAAAGGCAACTCGGTCGAGATGATAAATATGATCGACTACTCTGGCGATTAACATGCCTTCGTCGTCATTGCACATCGGACGTTCTGGATAGTCTCGAGGCTCTACTCTTGCCATAAACTCAGCAATCACACTGCTTTGACGTTTATCCAACCTGCCGGAGTAAACCCACGCACCAAACTTAGATAACCATTCCTGTAACCAGATTGCTTGTGATTGGGTTAATTGCAGCCCATCCGTTGAAAATCTCAAACCCGACATAACCGTACCTCTTTCACTTCCCTTTTAACCTGATCTAATAATTCAATTTCTGTTCCGTGAGCCGCCTGCCATGTTTTCGGTGCGGCATGAAATCCGGTCGGATAACACGCCCGATGATGGCGAGGACATAACGGCAGAACGGAGAAGTGATCGGCGCGTTGTGCCATCCCCTGCCCGGTTCGCACATGATGAATTTCAGCCGGAGACGCGCCCAGCCCTATATTTCTGCAACAAATACAGCCCAGTGAGGCCACATCCGACAGCCACTGTTTTTCATTTTTGGTAGGGCAAACGGGTCTAATTTATACAGATGAAAATCCCACTGTCAGGATTTTCATCATATAGCCATTATCCCAGCCAGCCTTCTGGCGCTTAGT